CAATGTCATCAACGAGCGAATAGTGAATGGCGGGAAGGTCTGGCGAATTTGGCTCGTATGAGGTAGTGTCTGGCAGCTCGCCAGGATACACACGTGACCCCACCTTAGAAGTCATCTTAGCGTCGCTAATGATGATGCTCCTGAGAAGCTCTCCAACGTCAAACTGTGTAGCTGTTGCCATGTCAGCCATTTACGCTCCTTGACTAGCAAGCATCTGCTGCATTGCCCTCTGGACCTGATTCTGAATGCGCTGCTGGTTCTCATTCAGTGCAGGTTGAAGGTACGGACGACCCTTCATCCTAGCAGTCCCCTGCTCAACGTACTTTGCGTACTTGACGTCCGTACCGACAAGCACGCCATTGTCGGATTCAGGCTCCATGTGGATTGAACGAGAAAGCGTACCTGTCTTCTTTGGCACTCGACGCTTGGCAGAGTTGACAACGGTATTCGCCCCCGCCATCAGAGCCTTCAACTCAGTCGGCATTGCCTGTTCATCGATATAAGTGAGCTTGGAGAGAACCTGAGTCACCTTGCCAGAGTCAAGATATACGCTCACTCCAGGCGTGTTCTTAGTCATTAATACCACCTACTTACAGGTATCTCGCTGACGTCGGCTGACTGGTTAGGAGTGCGCTCCTGAACGAGATACGGTTCACTGTCCATATGATCAATGACTGCCTTCCAGCCGACTTTAATCTCTGGGTGGGCATCTGCAATCAAGATGCGGACGTGTCCTTCCTCCGAACCATAGCTCGACTGAGTATTGCTCGTCTTAGCCAAGTTTCGATTGCCCACTGCGCAGGGGATGTCGGTCAGAGCCTCCACTTCCTCGAACTTGCCGAGGACTTGACCAGTAGAGTCCTGCTCTTTAGTCGGCTTGTAGAACGTGACTGTGTGGTCAAAGTAGCCTTTCAGCATGTCCTGCCAGCCATTGCCTAGAAGCTTCATGCGAGAGCCTCCCACCACGGACGCCAATGCGTAGGCAACTGGGGAGTAACCACATTAGCTACGCCACACACAATTGTGTTAGCTGCGTCTGCATCTGCCTTGGCACGGAGAGCGGCTGCGGAAGCTCGAATTGCCTCCGCAGTCGCTTGTCCGTTCGTAGTGACATCCAGAATAGTCAGCACCTTAAGCGTGTACGCTGCATTGGCGGCAATGGCATCGAGCGCATCAGCAGCAGCATAATAAACGTTGCCGTTGCTCAACTCAATGAACGACTCCATCTCGTCATCAGTGAAGATGTAATCGTCAGCAGTCTTGTCTCCCGTGAGAAGTCGAACCAGCTTCACTTTGTCAGCGTACTGTCCCATGGTGCCTCCTTACGCGCCCACAGACTTGAGAGCGCACTTCGGGTCGATGACCGTACCGCCCATGACGTGGCGCACCTTGTAGCCGATGGCATCGTGGTCGAAGTCGCCAGCCATAGCGCCAGCAGAAGCACCACCGACAGACATAGCATTCGGAGACTTCATGAACAGCTCAGGAGAGCGGTGACCACGGAGGAATGCAAACTCAACGGCACCACGAGCAGCAGACGGGTCTGCGAGCAGGTAGTAAGCGTCGGAGCCATGCGTCTTGTCGAGGACGGGGAGGTAGTGGTTGACGACGAGCTTAAGCTTGCCCTTCAGCCAGTTGTTCGTACGCATCTGGAAGGACTCCTGACCACCATCCCATGCAAGGAACTCAGAGGCATTGAGGATGTTGTTCGCAGTGACCTCAAGCGCAGGAGGAACCATAAGAATGGCAGGACCGACCATGATAGGCTCATCATCGTCGTCAACCTTAGCGGTGAACTTCTCGATAGCCTTCTGGAGGTTCTGAACCGTGAGCGGATTGGACGACATGAGGTTGTCGTTCTTAGAAGAGAAGAACGTATCGTTCATGAGAAGCTTGGTGGCCTCTCGCTCCTCGGTACGACGAGCAGCCTTACCAAAGCGCGTAGGCTGATCGGTAAGGAGGGACAGATCGTCATCGATCATAGCCTCCCAGGAGATATCGAAACGAGCACCAAACTTCTTCACAGAGAACTGGAGCTCAGACTCGCGACGACCGACAGACTTGTACTCACCCAGCTCGTCAACAGTCTTAAGCGCAGCCTCGCCACCGTCCATAGCATAGCGCTTGGCAGGACGGAAGTCTGCCACCTCAGAGACCTTAGCCCACTGGGTGTAAGTCTGAGGAGCTTCAGCATAGGAAGCGAGAATCTGACGATCAAGCAGGTCACCGAAATAGATCGGGAAGTCGCTGGTGGTCAGTGCCTCCTGGAAGCGATACATGTCCAGCTTGCTACCGCGCTGAACAAGATTCGCGACAAGATTCGCAGCCTCAGCCAGATTCTTGTTGTACTGCGGATTGTTGCGAGGAGTGATTCGCACACCCTCGCCACCAAAGAGCTTATCTGCAGTCGCAGCCTCTGCGTTGATAGACTCTACAAGCTCAAGAAACTCAGCCATTATTCATACCTTTCTTTACGCGCTGACAGGGTTGGCAGCGCCATAGGCGAGACCGAGGCAGAGCAGCACAGGAACAACGATGTCCGTGCTGGAATACGTGACAGCCTCAAGCGCAAAACCAACAGGAACAGCCTTAGAGCCGCCCTTGGGGGTGGTAGAAACAACGCCACCAGCCTTAGTGGTTTCCTTCAGCGTCAGGTTCCACACACCCTTCGTAGCGATGGTCGTGTAGTAGTTGGTACCGTCGTCGGTCTTGGCATCGGTAAGAGCGATACCGATAACGTCGCCGACCTGAACGAGTTCGCCGCTCTTAACGTCACTGGTGACAGGGAGCGTCAGGTTCTCGCCGACCTGAACAAAGTTCTTAGCCATTCGTTTCCTCCTTAGCGGCCATTAGCGGCAATCTTAGCCGCGCTCTCGGACAGACCCATAGCCTTGAAGGCATCGGTAAGGTCGACAGCCTCTGCAAGGTCATCGTCGTTCTCATGACCCTTGGAGCCCATGCCAGTAACATTAATGCCACCAGACAGCTTACTGATATACTCAGCCTCAGCCTTGATAGCCTCCTGGACAGACTTCTTCACCTTGTCCTTGTCGAGCTTCTTCTTGCCGAGCTTCTTGCCGTTCTCGTCCTCATCCTTAGTCGCCATGAACTTACCAGCCTCCTGCTGGATACGCTCCTTGGTGACCTCAGGCAGGTCGCTCTCCTTCAGCTCTGCAGCGACGATTGCACCGCACTCAGTAAGCATATGTGTCTCGTTGAGGCGTGCAAGCTCCTGGGTGAGGGTATCAATCTGACCCTGAGCCTCGGAAAGCTGCGTGTTCAGATCATTGATGGTGTTGTCTCGCTCACCAATGGTGTTGAGAGCTTCCTCAAGATTCATAGATTCCTCCTTATTTACGTTTTCAAGTGCGTTGTATGGGCTTCGTGCAGCCTCAGCAAACTGAGCCAGAACCTTGCCACCAGCTCCAGCACGAGTCACAAAGTCAACGGATTGGACGAGATTAATCTCCTCCACCAGAAGACCTGCGCGACCCTCAGCTTCACCCTCGTGAACCTTGCCACCAGCGCGAATAGACACGCCAATGTATGGTCCAATCTCGTTCAGAGCCTCACGGAAAGGCTCGAACACGGTAGCATCACCGTAGATGCCAGCACCATTCGCATTGGTCTCCTCATAACGTACGTTCGTGAGCACACCTGCGAGGTCTCGAAGGTCTCGCTCAGGACGCTCGTAGTTGTCAGAGGACTTTGGGTGGTTCCAGAACATCTGCGCACCCTCAAAAAGCTGCGCAGAAGCTGCAAGAACAGCTTCGGAATAGTAACCAGAAGAACCCCAACCAGGCTGAATGACCTTGACAGGGTACTTGCCTACGGCTTTGTCTGCTTCAGTGAGCAGTGAGCCCAAGAATGTGATGTTATCCATGTTCACCTCCCGTCAAGCCACACATTCTTACAAAGAAACGTGCTGCGAGTGCTTTTCCATGCATGCGCAGCACGTTCTTGAAGAATTATCTCTCTAGTAACAAGGCGAGAAAGCTAAGTTCCATCTGGAATAGTGAGCTTTAACTGCTCTAAGGCTCAAATGTAATGCCACTATCACCTGTGTATGGAACGGTATGGTCGACCTTAGCATCCCAGAACTTGTCAGGAATGCCGTTCGGAAATGCCTTGCAGTACGGTTTGGCGTCTGAAGTGAAACCTAGAAGATGCTTGCACATAAGGCACATAGGCTGCTTTGCCCTGATGGGCTCATCGACACTATGACCTGGTCCAGGTGAATCCTCGTAATGAAAAAAGTCTGTCATCGTTTCTCCTAAGGTATAAGCTCGAGCCAGAAGTCTTTCCCACCCCACTCATTGTCTTCAATATGATGCACTTTGAACTTCGAGTCTGGGGCGATGAGATATTCCCATTCTCCTGGGTTTTTAGACTCACCATCTACATATATCCCACATCCCTTGTTTGGTGGGACATAAATATGTGCCGTGTTATCTCTGCGGAAACCTGTACTTTTCACAGATGTCGATACGAACTCAGGAATCTGTTTTATCTCGCCTTCTTCCCACGAATCCCAAAAATCTCCGTCGAATCCTCGATTCACAACAATCGGATGGGATGTAACTCCATATTTTTTAATCGCATTTTCTGCATTTTCGACGTGAGTCTTGACCTTTTTATCGGAGAACAGGCTGTTTACTTTACGACCGTTTCTGAGATACTCGTTCATTTGTAGGTAGTAAGATCCTGTGTAGGTCTGAATTGAATTCCTCAAAGGCTTTGGCATGGAAGAAAACGAGACCTTTTTGTCGCTGAGCAATTTGACCACTTCTGGAATCTTCTCTCCAGCACGGCTTGCGAATTCGGATTCATTGCCTTTTTCGAATGCATCCATTGCTATGTAGTAGTCTTTAGGTCTCAGCGAATTAATCTTCTCTTCTGCACCTTTCAGATCCCATTTATCCCAACTGGGAGCGCTAGAAACACCGACACGTTTGGAAGCTACTTTTCCAGCCTTTGTTTTCTTGCTAGGAGTCACCTGTTGCACCTGAGAAGAGACAGTCTTGCTTGGTGAGCTTTTCGTGATCTTAACAGCACTGTTGGTGTACTGTTTACCGTACAGAGCATCGATAGGCTTGCCCAGCATGTCTTCTTCCAGGATGTCCTGGAGGAAGTCACATCGGCATCCAGGAAAACGAGGCGGATGCATGTGCCCACTTGGAAACTCTTTGTTAATTGGTATCCAGCCGACACGCTCGTTCTCCCTACAACCGTCAGACACACGGTCGTCCTCAAGCGTCTGCCATGCCTTCATCATCTTAACACCATTGTCCTGAAGGTAGTTGCCAACCTGAGCATTTCCCTCGCAGTAGGCATTCGCTAGCTCTGTGACGGCAACCAGCACAGCACGATTCGACACATGCTTCTGGGGCATTGGGACTGCGAATTCCTCGAACTTGTTTTTGATTTCTTTGGCTATATCGTTGTAAGACGCACCAGACTTGACGCCATCAGAGACGATACGTGCAATCTCCTTACGAGTGGTGTCGTTAATCTGCGTTACAGCCTCTGCAGCATGCTTCTTAGCGTACTCTTGTGCTCTGAGGTTAGGAAGCGACACCCATCCTGACTTGTCAGCCTTAACGGACGTCGTGCCAACGCTAGAACTGGTCTTCGACGAGGAAGCCTTCGGAGCGTTAAGGTTGTAAGCGGATGTGGCATTCGAATATGGGAGACCGTCTCCTCCCTGCTTCGTAGTCTTAATGGAAGTCTTGCTAAAATCTTTGGCATAGCTTTTCGTGGCGTTCGAGTCTATCTCGCCATCTTTAAAAGGAGTGCCGACGCCATTTGTGGGAGAGAATTTGTTGTATGATAAGCCATTATAAGCGACGTATTTGGTCTTACCGTCGTCGCTTCTGTATGCGCCAATTTGCCAATTGCCACCAAACGTACCTAGGAATACGATGCTGCTCTCCTGAAGAGAGGCACCATCGGGTGCACTGGCGGATTCAGATGAAGTTGACGACTTCGACAGGGATGAGAAGAACCAACCAGTGCACCCTAGGTCTCGGCATTGCTCTACAGCGCCTGCAAGCCACACTCGATAGATGTAATTCTCGATTACACGCTGCAATTCAGCCGAGTGTCGCTTGACCTCGACTCTTATTATCGCGCTATATTTGTTCTTTAGGTCACGGGAATCGCGAGGTTTTTCTGCTTCGAGGATTTCATCTCCCTCAGGAAGTCGTTCCTCAATACCCTTCCACGTAGCCCAGAACACTGCTGCAACGTCAAGAGCCATAGCAGAAGCCCACGGCTGAATGATGGCATTGTGCTTCTTGATAGCCAATGCATTGCGATACTTAGCTATGGTGCCGTAGGGTTCTGCCATTAGTGATGCCTCCATTCAAACTTCTCAGTCTCAGTGACTTGCCTTGCAGTCTCCTCAGGGTCTCGGAACAGATCTATCAAGGCAAACGGAATAAAAGCGACTACCAGGATAAGAATCAACACGAAAGACTCTGCGTCCATTAGATACCCTTCTCCCTAAGCTCAGCTACCATGTTGTCGAGCAGCTGGATGTAAGACTCTTCAACCTCGCCAGCAGCCTTGTCTACCTTATCCTCAGGCGTCTTAGCGTTCTTGACATCGTCGCCACTCTTCTTGGCATTGTCAATTGCTCCTGCAGCCTTAGCCGCCTGAGCTGCCTGCTGGTCTGCAGCGGACTGCTGCCCCATGGCAATCTCAAGAGCCTTCTGCTGCTTCTCCTCTTCGACCTCGTCCCAACTCTTCGGATCATCGGGGAACAGCTTGTCTACAATGTCCGTGTCCTCACCGAGCGCAGTGAGCAGCTGGGTGGTAGCAGTCTTGAGGTCAATGGTGTTGGCAGGGGTCTGCCCAGACAGAGTTACGCTCTTAACGATGGCATCGATGCGCTCGTTGATGTCCTCCTGGAGGATAGGCGGGAACTTAATATCGAACGTACGGTCAAGCTCGCCTGTATCAACATAGGACTCGCCATAGTCGTTGAACGAGCGAACACCCTTGAGCTTACCACCAGGCTTCAGCGCAGACTGATCGATGACGTAGCCCAGCACCGTGCTGAAGATGTCCGTCCACAGCTCCTGACGCTCCTGGAACATAAGGAGCATAGGCTGTTCCATTGCCTTGGCAGTAGCAAGGTTACCAGTGCTAGGGTCTCCAAAGTAGTGCTCGTAGATACCAGTCGCAGCGCACACCATCAGCAGAGCACGACGACCATCATCCACAGCCACCGTAGCGCCACTCTTAGGCATGGGTGTAAGGTCGAAATTGTCTGAGGACATCCATACCTGAGCCGCTTGCCCAGGCAGGTCACCATTCATAGGGTTAGAACCACCGTTAATGGCTCCTTCGAGTACCTGCTTGGCTTGTCCCATACCAGTGGCACCAGACTTGCTCGTAGCCTTCCATGCGAACTTAGACAGACTCTTAACAATAGTGTACCAATCCTCAAGGAATTCCTTGTACGCCTTAGCCCAGTCGATGGCTGCATAGATCTCAGACACACCGTATTCCATGTCGGACAGGCAGTTCGTCTTCACGTGGTACACGGGATTCGCAGCCATGACCTCGATACCATTGAAGTACCGAGGCAGACCACCCTGAGGCATGTAGTTGATGTCTGGGTACATTGCCTGTCGGGTTTCATATTTCTGAGAGCCAGCCTCCTTAGGCTGCTGCCACTGACGGAAATAGTACCACGGCTCTTTGCTGTCCTCGGGATTATAGATGATGCGGGTGATCTCGTTCAGCGGAATGGTACGCACACGAGTCGCACCGTTGAGCGGGTCTGTGAAGAATGTGAAGAACAGGTTCGCAGTCACCTGCAGCTCGGTCTCCTTGACCAGCATAGCCTGTTCGCCTGTAAGTTCAGCCTTGTTCTTGGAGTCGCCCATGAATGCATCGATGACAGACTGGACATCCTCATCTGCAGCCACCACGTCGACACCTTGACCGAACACGTAGTTCGCCTGAGTGGCTACGGCTCGCTTGACTAGAGGGTTCTTCAACCAATACACCCTCGCCATGGCGGCAATCTTGTCGATGGACGCCTTGGTGAACTGACGATTCAGCGTAGAGTCACCGATACGCTCGTAGCCCACGTCATCCAGAGCCAGCTCCAGCTCAGCGATGCGCTCCTGCAGCAGCTCATTGTTGCTGTGCTCGGTGAAAGCTATGTTGCCATATAGCTCGACAGCCTCACTGAGACTGTTAAGCTGTCCACCGCTCAGCCCATTGGCGATCTTCAGGAGCGGATGATTCTTGTCCATTGCCATTCAAATACCTCCTACACTGGTGAGATGATGTTGGGTACGTCGAGCTCGACCAGTGAAGCACCAGTCCTACGGCTGGCGAGCTCCTGAGTGAGAATAGCAGCATAGGATGCCGTGTCGACTTGGTCGTCATGGGCACCCATGGGGAAGCCAACGAGCTCATCCTCGTAGTCCCCCAGCCATGCGGCACCCATACGATGGAAGACCTTGTGGCTCTCGTAACGAGCACCCATGGGAATGGCCTTGGTGACCTTGTCCTTGGTGGCGTTCAGCTCCATCACAGGCACACCAGCATTGCGCAGCATCTGGAAGACGGGACGACCAACACCATTGACCTCGATGCCCATGCACGTGGGCATGTAGCGTCTGTACTGGTCGAGCAGGAGCCTAGGCTGCTCTGCTCCTTCCATCTGTGCCCTGAACACGTCCCAAAGAAGCAGGTCGTTCTTCGGAGTGACGATCCACGTACTGCATACAAACCAGTCTGCTGTGGTCTTGGCAGAGGCTGTCGGGTCGACGGTTTGGAAGTGCCAGCATTGCTCAGGCACGAATCGCTCGTCTCCTGTGTCCCTGTGCAGCACGTACGTATGGTCGATGAGCTCCCAGTACCTGAAATCCTTCCTGCGGAACATGGTACCGTCAGGAGGACTGGGATGTTGCTGGTACATGGCATTGAACATGTAGCTGCCCATGGCGATTCGTGTACGATTCAGTGACACCTCATCGTACATCTCTGGCCACAGCGCCTCTCCCTCGGAGCGACCGAGCTGGTCGGTGCCCTCTGCCAGAGCGGGAAGGCTCAGTACCTTCCACTTGTCAGCACCCTTCTCCATGTCTGCCAACAGACGTCCTGCAAGGTCATCCTGGTGCCAGCGAGTCATAACGACGATCACGGCACCACCAGGAGCCAGACGAGTGCGCAGCGTAGTCTGGTACCAGTTGTAGGCAGAGCGCCTCACGGTCTCTGAGCTAGCCTCTTCGTAGTTCTTAATCGGGTCGTCAATGATGGCGATGTGAGCACCCTTACCAGTGATAGCGCCACCAACACCCGCTGCAACAATGCCATTGTCATGGCTCCCTTCGAGTCCCCATCTGTCTGCACGAGCAGCATCCTCTGCGAGCTTGACTCCGAACAGCTCCTCACTGTCTCTCATCTTGTTCCTCGTCATTCGACCGAACTCCTGAGCGAGGTCTGCCGAGTAGGACGTGAGCATCCACGTCATCCATGGATGGTTGCCCATTCCCCACACAGGAAACTCCTGGGAGACGAGACGGGACTTACCGTGTCGAGGCGGCATGAAGATCATAACGCGCAGATTATCACTCTCTGACTCCTTCATGCGTCCCTCGTGAATGGCGACTACGTCATTGATGGTCGCTTCGAGCTGAGCTGCGATGAGCCTGTGGTGGCGTCCGATCTTGTAGCTCTCGTCCATGTACAATGTGTAGTCGAGGAGGTGGCGACGTGCGAGCTCCTGTCGGATGCATTCGAGCTGACCGAGCATGTTAGGCACATCTTTGATGTCGAGTGGTTGAGTCTTGTCTCCCTCGGACAACTGGGTGGGAAGACCTTCAGGTGCTTTCGTCCCGACGTGGGAGACGACCTTGTTACGTCTAGGCATCTTCCACCACCTCAGCAGCCACAGGTAAAGCAGGAAGTGCCGCATCATCCACATGATCTCCCACGGTCACTTCCACAGCTTGTGCAATTTCTTTTACTTTGGCGCGTAATTGTTCATCTGTTAGGGCTTTCACGTCTACCTGCCAATTCACGTCCAACTTGTGTTTAGTCTCGACAGATATCTCCATTACCCGCTTGGCATTCCACACATCGGGCATACGGCATTCGAGGTATCGGATCATGGCTGAGACATTGCCGTTGATAGCAGCAGAGAACAGAGCATTCTCAACCAATGAGCATGCGAAAATGCGAGCCTCTTCCAGATCACACCAGAACTTGGCATATTTGCCTTCTTGTCCTCGTGCCATCTCTTCCTTGCCACGACGACGCCACTCTGTGATTGTACGAGGATTCAGACCCACACGAGCGGAAGCAGTTGTGAACGTGTAGCCTTGTCGGACGAGCGCGACAATCTGCTCTGCCTTCTCGTCGAACTTATGGTAGCCACCCTTAGCTGCTGCTTCCTCAATGTTAGTATGGACGGCACAATATTTGCCGTCCACCGTTGCGCCCTTTGTGCATTGCTTTCCTGTTCGAGGATTGTGTCCTTGACAACGAGGAGTCCCCCAGTAAGTCCAATGCTCAGGATCCTCAATATGCTTAGGATGTGGGTTATTTTTGGAATACTTAGGCTTCGACTTCTTAGATCTAGAGACCTTCTTCGAAGCCTTAGTCTTCCCATTCTCCCTGTTAGTCGTCATTATCACCACATTCCTATTATTTAAATATATACTCCTTATCTATTATCGCTCTTTTTCTTATAGATTACCTTATCAATTTCATTATATTTTCTTATGCATTAACGCATTTTCTTGTTTTACCATATTAACGACATCTTTCGAAAATATTTTTATTATTTTCAAGATTCCCGATGAAAGTTGAACAATTCCGAGCGATAATAGTGTTGCAGGGAATTAACAACGACTTCGAAAGGACACTGCAATGACCACCATGACCAACTTCTCCGCTACCGCTGAGCGCATTGGTAAGACCACTTCTGAGAAGAAGGCTGTTGAAGCTATGGCGAACGCTCTTGGCTCCGTTGAGAACGCCATCGCCGACGGCGACACCCACTACGAGGGTCTCTGCTTCATCGACGATGCCGAGCAGTACGCATCCGAGGGTCTCGATTCGCTCGACAAGCGCACCCTCAGCCACATCTCCGACGAGCGCATCAACGAGCTCGTTCACGAGGTTGCTCTCACCTTCGATTACCTTGAAGAGTACACCACTTCACCTGAGGCTAACAACGACAAGGAGGGCACCGTGACCACCGCTCAGACCTCCGTTTTCGTTCCTTCATACGTCACTTCCATGTCCTTCGAGGACTTCATCGACGGCATGTATATGTTCGCTAGCAAGTGGGTCGGAGAGATCGCCGTTGACCGTGTGGCCATTCGTGTTGAGTCTCTCTACAACGACATCGCGTTCCGCATGATGGTGTTCGAGTATCGTCAGGCTGTGCTTTCTCGTGACACCAACAAGAAGCGCATGTTTCGCTCGATGGTGACTGGTGACGCTGTCTGCACCGCTGACGACTGGGACAACGACATCTACTCCTCCAAGGTGAAGGCATACGGAGACGTGCTCTACGACATGCTCGTTCGCCTCCCGAGGAATGCCGAGGATGAGCGCGAATCTCTCAAAAAGTTCTGTGAGTAGAATCTGTTGGCTGGGTGGGGAGACCTGCCCAGCCTTTTTCTAAATATTTTCAAAATATTCTTGATTCCCGATAATAGTTCAACTATTTAGAGGGATAATAACGTTGTCAGGGAACTACGACCGAAAGGTGACAACGATGAAGAACTCAGCTCTTGACTGGATCGACGACGAGGGGTACTGCGGGTATCCGACTGCTCGTGTGAATGGCTTTGCAATCGTTATGTGCTGCGATGACGATGACGACCTCGCCATTCAGGTCTTCGACGAGGAAGACGACCACGCCATCGAGTGTGGAGAAATTTACCAGCAGCTGAGCGGATTCGACTCTTTCGACGATATGCAGCTCGCTGCCGAGTACCTCGCATTCACCCTTTGCCACGTACGCTAACGACCATTCCGACCTCAATCGCTGTATCATCAAGTTCTAAGGAGAAAACATGGCACACATCCCCGAGGCAGACCGCGCTCGCATCTACGAACTCGCAGACGAGTTCGGAGTTCACCCTTCCATCGTCCGCTCGTTGTACGACGTGATGCCGAACGAGCTTTACGATGGCATCGTCACCGCGTTGGAGGACATGGCGGACGATCCAGACTACGAGGAGCTGTTCGATGAGTAGGCGCTTTTACCGTTTGACGTTCCACAGGAACGGTAGGCTTTATCTTCTTCAGATTTACAAGAACGAGCTGAACGCTCGAAAAGCCTATCTGAAGCTTCGAATGGAAAGAAAGTCCGATTCTAAGCGTCTAGATGAGGTGTTTTGGGACTCGTGCATTGGTAGTTGGCAGTACGTTCAGACACTAAACCGCACAGACGGCAATTAGCATGATTCAAACCAATTCTAACGTGAGCACATAGAAACACCGCAGCGCTTGTATGAGTCTGCGGTGTTTCTCTTGTTAGAACCCATTCTAAGGCTCCAAAATATTTTCAGGATCAGAGCTCAATCAGTCCATTGGCTCCAGCATCATCGAGTAGGAATCTAGCGAGGTGTTTGGCGGCATCTTTGGCGTGAACACCCTTGCCTAGGTCACACCACGGCACGGTCTTCATCTGAGACGCCGTATGCCACACGACTTCGCATCCATTCCGCTCAGCCACTGCAGCGCAACCACCGACCAGCTCCATAGTCATCGTAGCTTCACGACCCATCGTGACTCCAATACGAGGGGTGTGCTTCTCGATTACGACCACCTGAATGGATGGACCCGCATTGTGCAGAAACTCTTCCATCCACTTTATAGTCTGATCGTGAGGAACCATCGAGTATCCGACGTTCACAGCATTCTTGTAGCTCCAAGCACAGCCTGTCGTGCCTCCTGGGTCAAGGGCTAGCACACCTCTGTGCGGACGCTTAAGGACTCGTTGGAAAACACTTACTCCAGTCGATTCTTTATTCTTGGACGGCTTCTGCATCAACGGCATCGTTGTCCTCTTTCGGTTTGAAAGTCCATGACCCTATACATCCATCGTTTTCGTCGTACGCTTCGATAAGGCGCGGACGCTCTGGACCGATAGCAGTAAACAAAGCCACGACAGCCACTTCACAATTCGATCTATTAAGCGGTCGAAGGAATGTCAGGTTCTGAGTCTCGTGATTTTTGTAGACTATCAACAGCCTAACAGCCCTTTTCTTGTTTTTCTTCTTCCCCATTAGATAAGCTCACCACCGATCACAGTCAGCACCAGTCCTGAGAAAGTCAAAATGACTCCAGCCCTATATGTATATTCTGGACTGCCATTCAGCTTTTCAGAAGAACAGGCGATAAGAGCGATGGATCCGATGATCACAGATATCACTCCACAGACAGATACGACATTCATCGTTTCTCCTCCTCCTCAGCTATACGTTCCCACTTACGTTTAGCATAATCCTCGCCAGACATCTCAACGTCAAGCATAATGGCCTCAATAACATCCTCTACTGGCATGCAGCGGATAGCAAGACGAGAGCCTAGGACGACGCACCAGTCTGGTGCATTGCTGCGCTTCTTGCCCATTCTAATGCGCCTCATTTCGAATACAGATGAGCGCCTCGACCATTTCAGGCTTGTTAAGACGAGCGATGTCATCCTCGTCAAGGTCAATGGCGAGAGCGATGAGTTCGCCCTTCTTCATACGCCTAAGCTTGTTGTCTGACAGATGAAGAAGGTCGTCCATAGCCATGTCACGAGGTGAAGGTGCCTTGTCCAGTACCTCAGGAATACGCATTTGCTCCTGGGGAGAGCCATCGCCTGCAGCGTACAAAGACCATGCAGCTCCGCATTCATCGCACACTACGTCCACGCAACGACCCGTAGACGTGATGTTCCCGAAACTCGTTCGAGCATGCTCACCGCTGCCACAAACAGGACATACGCTCTTTGTAACGAGCTTGTATTCCTCGTCAGTCATTTCTCGGAGTCGGAGAGTTTTCATTAGCCATCGACCTCACTCGCAGATTCTCCCGTTGAGCCATATCCACCACGAGAAGCGCAGCCCATATCGTCTGTCTCGATCACATTGATTTCAGGCATCATAGGCTGAATGCGGAATTGAGCTATGCGCGTACCAGCTGGGATGAAAGTGTCTCGAACAGCATATGCCACGAATCCCCAGACATCGTCGTTGCCACAGTACTCGTTCTCGATGATCCCGATGGAATTTGCCATCAGAATACCGTGCTTCAGACAAGTGGACGAGCGAGGAGCAATGATGCCCTCGAAGCCTTCTGGCATCTTGACATTAATACCAAACGGGATGATCCGCACATCACCCTGCTTCATGGAAACGTCCTCGCTGCAAGCCAGATCGATCCAAGCACCATGGCGCTCAAGCTTGCTAGCGCCATCCATATAACGCACAATAATGTCTTCCATTATCACTCCTTAACGAAAAATGGACGAGCCTCCGAGGAGACTCGTCCACGAACAAACAAGACTGTTTACTTGCAGTCCTCGAAGTCATCATCGCAGTCATGGCAATTGCCACAGTCGCCAGACAGGAAGTCCGTGAACTGCTCAAGGTGACGGAGGAAGCTCTCACGCTTCTCGTCGTCTTTGCGCCACAGATCTAGCTTCTTCTTGGTCACCTCGTCAATCTCGCTGAGCGACAGGAACTGGTCGTTGTCGTCAGAGTTGCACTCCTTCAGAGCACTGCGGAGAGCATCATGCGTATCGAGAAGAAGATTCAGCTGGAACTCGGAGGGGATGTCGAAGCCGTCCATCAATCGGACGACAGCATTCATGCAGTCGAAATAGCGACCACGGTCGAGGTTCATAATGTTGTCAATACGGTGCTGCTTGATTTCGTTCTTCATGGTCGATTCCTTTCTATCGATTCCACTTCTTCTGGAGAGGGCACGGACGGTCGAACACAGACTCGAATTTGCAGCGGTGCTCATGCTCACACACGGGCTGCAGATAGTCTGCGAAATCATCGCCCCATACGCGCCTCACTTCCTCTTTCATCTGGCGGATTACCTCACGCCATTCGCCCTGCGCCTGGAGGCAAAGCCTATCGCCAGCCAGACCAACAAGAGCGCGATAATTAGTGCCGATGCCAATGCGAGTAACAACATTCGTAGGCAGAACGCCACGAGCATCCTGAGTCTCGACACCTGCATCGATGAGCTTATGATATGCATCCTCAACACTCTTCATCGTGTCGTTCCAGAGAGCCTTCTGCTCGTCTGTCTTCACAGACGGACCACAAATCGCATCCATGTCTTCGACTTTGGTGAATCGCATTGACTCCTGGGAGTAACTGAATCCGACACGATGGCGGACTGCCTGATGCGTGAATGCACGAGACACTCCATCTACCTGAAACACGAGTGTAATCCACTCGAACACGCCATTAAGCGCAGTCTTCTGCATCTCAGCGAAAATCTCGTCTGCCTCGGCATCAGAGATATCGTCGAGCGAATGACGCATATCTCCTCGCATGTTCAAGACTCCTGCAGCGATCACCTTCTTTGGCTGCGGAGTTGCGGATATGCAACTTACCTTTACCATTTCTCATCCCTTCTGATAAGCTCCTGGAGAGCATACTTACCCTCCAGGAGCATGCCGTTAACTACGAATTCCAGCGCTTGACGATTCCGTCTGTCACGTTGTCTGCAATCTGACCGTGACCCTTAGCGTTGGGGTGAGTCTTCTTGTACTCAACGATCGCCTCGGTGCATTCCTTGTGAAATCCAAGGTACGGCATGTCAGACTCAGGATCGTCGGGCGTTTGAGACTCACGATAGAGAACCAGCTCGTCTCCATCGTAGTAACTAAAAACATATCGGCTCATTTTTCACCTCCTGTCTTGTCGTCAGGAGATATTATGCGCCATGATCTGGCTATTTTTCACCAGAATTTTCAATTTGTGGAATATTTTCGCCACCGAGCTGAGAAGGCAGATCATCCTGATCATTGTCATCTGGCACTGAATGGGCGATGAGCTGACCGTCTTCAGTCAGATAGGCAGACTCAGTCATGATCCTGCCACCGCACGAAGCACACAGAGACAGCATTGGTGCAGGACGAGATATAGACACGGGAGTGCTAAGTCCGTTCTTAAGCACTCGTAGCTTCTGACAACCAGACACTGCGTACTTCAGAATTCCAGCGCCCTTGGTGAGATCAGCCCCGCAGTGAGGACACTCAAGTGGATACACGTTCCTCCGAACGCCATTGACATCATTCATCGTTTTCTCCTCCCACGACGATCAGCTTCTTAGCGAAAAGCGTATCATCGTTACCGCTGTTTTTGCTTGCTCTGCAGAAGAACGAATTTCCGCTCTTCAGCTGATTGCCGTACTCTTCGAGGATGTCTCCTCCAATGTAAACACCGATCACGCCTGTTGAATCGTTGAGCTGAATTACAGCAGACTTCTTGCCGTCGTGATTCTTCTTCTTGACAGACGTGATTACACCACGCACATAAACAGAGCCTGACTTGCCTTGCAGCGAATCGATATTCGTCCACGGGATTTCCTTGTATCCTGCGATGCGGTCAAGATGAGCTAGAGCCTGATGGTTAACAGGAAGCGGATACCGATTGCGCCACGTTAAATAGTCTTCATCCCATGGGCGATTAGCAGCACCTAGCAGTCCCAACACCTGAATAGATTCCTGCACACGCTTGTTCACAACACGACGAGTCACACGATTATACAGATCATCAAAGTCTGCATACGGTCTGTGTTCAAGGATATCGTCTACGGCTTTGTCACCCATGCCCTTGATATGCGTTAGACCGAGCTTAATGGCTTTTACGCCACGTTTGTTCGTGACAATACGGCTTTCACGTCCACTATGATTGATGTCTGGCAAAAATACTTTTACACCATGCTGGATGGCATCTGTAAGCGCAGAACGGAACTTGTCATCCTCATGCTCGCAGTTCATCAGAGCACAGTACCACTCGACTGGGTGATAATGCTTAAGCCACATGCACCAGTATCCGATCTGAGTGTACTGGAATGCATGAGACTTGTTGAATGCATACGAACCAAAGTGCACCATCTCTTGAAACAGATTACGGGCATCGTACTCGCTCATACCATGGGAAGTGGCACCTTCAAGGAATGCGGGGAGCTCCTTGTTGAACACAGCGACGCCTGGTTGACGCTTAATCATCTCACGCATTCGATCTACGCCATGAGGATCGTAGTTGCCCAGCTGTCCGAAGATGAGCATAATCTGCTCCTGATAAACGAGGACACCTTCAGTGTCCTTCGTGATTTCGTCATAGATAGGGTGGAGAGACGGCACCTCTTCGCGACCAGCTCGACGGTCAACATACTTCTGGAACAAACCAGAACGCATTGCTCCTGGACGGTACAGTGCGTTGACAGCCACGAGATCATCGAACGAATCGACAGGAATCTCCCTGAGTAGCCCAGTCATACCCTGAGAGTTGAACTGGAACACGCCATTGGTCTTCCCCTCGTGGAAGTCTGCCAGGATTGCAGGGTCTGCATAGTCGAGAGCCAACAGATCATCTCGAGTTATGCCACTCAAGTCGCACGTTTCTCGAATGATGCTGAGGGTCTTGATGCCGAGGATGTCGAGCTTCAAGAATCCCATAGCCATGCACTCATGACCGTCGAACACCGAGCACTTGACACCATTGCGAACATCAAGCGGCATAGCATCTGTGAGCGGGAACGGACTGACCAGAACACCGCTAGCATGCACACCGCGCTGTCGCTTGCGATTCAACAGAAGCTTGCATGCAGGCTCAAAGTCTGGATACTTAGAGCACAGCTGCTTGCCAGGGATTGTGTTTTCTAGAATGTCGGTAACGATAGCGAGAGACGATGCGAGCTTCTGACTTCCCTTGTCTCCTGGAGTGACGAGGGAAGAAGCCTTGTTCACTTCTGCACGAGGAATATCCATGCATCGTGCAAGGTCTTGCATCACCATCTTCTCCCCGAGATTGCCGTACATCCCCATCGAGGCGACGTTCGCTTCACCATACTTTTCAATGAGATAGTCTTTGATCTCTTGTCGACGCGAATCCTCGAAGTCCAGATCAATGTCTGGCGGCTCCTCACGTCCTGGTGCGAGGAATCGTTCGAACATAAGGTCGTGAGCGACTGGGTCAGGGTCTGTAATTCGGAGAGCAGCGCAGACAAGGCTTCCACCAGCTGATCCGCGACCTGGACCATAGAAGATACCACTTCTTCGAACGAATTCAAGCATGTCGTCAATGAGGAGGAAGTATCGGACGAATCCCTGTTCGTGGATGTAATTGAGCTCGTATTCGAGTCGTTCGATATATCTTGAGTCATCGCGCTTCCCGTCCCACTTTGGCTGAGCCATTCCAGCATACGTAAGCTCACGTAGCTTCTCGTATTCCTCATCATCAGACAGACCAGGATACGGCTGAGGTGTGAGCGACTTCCACTGTGGCATCTGGATGTCAACCATATCGCACACCTGCACAGTGCCGTCAAGCGCACGATCAATGTCCATCTGTGTGAGGTATGGGTGATTCGCCAGAAGCAGACCACCCATCTCGTTACGAGTCATCGGATGGAAGCAGTTGTCATCGAATTCCCACACCTTGCCCTTTGAACCAGTACCGAGGTAGTACTTGTGGTACTGCTGCCAATCTCGAAGGTAATGTGAGTCTGGAGTAGCTACCAGAGGCAGTCCAAGCGTATTCGCGACTCTGATGGCAGTCATGTTGATGGGAGTCTGCTTGTCGATTTTCGTCGGCATGATCTCCATGAAGAAGCGACCGTCGAAAATCTCTGCCATCTGCATACCGAGCTTGAGAGGATCTTTCACCTTCCCAAACATCGTATCCATACAGCCAGACAAACAGATGACGTCCTCGCTGCATTCCTTAAGCCAACTAGGCTGAATACGAGGACGATTGTAGAAGCCATCTGTCCAGCCCCTGGTAGACAATCTGAAAAGGTTTTGGCAACCCTTCCAGCTCTTTGCAAGCAGTGTTACATGGCTTCTGCGCTCTCCCTTGACGTGCTTGCTGGCATCGGGGACAATGTAAGCCTCGATGCCTACAATACCCTTAATTCCAGCCTTAGAAGCCGCCTTAAGCAGAGCATATCCAGAGCCCATAGCACCGTGGTCTGTGATCGCGATTCCAGGCTGACCGTGCTCGACGACCCAATCGACATAATCATCCACACGAGGCATGCCGTCCAACAGAGAGAACTCACTGTGACAATGGAGGTTCACGAAATCATCTTTCACAGCAGATTCATCTCCTTCAAATCCTTCACGATTGCCTTGCAGATATTGCTTGCAGACGTCTTGCATTGGTGAAGCGTCAGCACGGGAACACCAGCACGAGCAAAGCACTCAGACGCTGCAAGCATGCGGTGCTTCTGGTAGACGAGATCGTCATATCCCCAGCCCCTTTTACGCACGTCAGGATCTCGCTCCATGCAAGTATCGACGTCTGTGTCCAGCATTACGATGACCGGCTTAACGTTCTTAATCACCTGTGCAAGGTACTCAAGGTTTACATCTTTACGCTGCTGATACGCCCAGCATGACAGCGTAGTCCTGTCGAGGATCGCATTCGCTCCAGCTAGATCGAGAGTCTGAATAGCCACAGCCGCTACCTTCCACGAGTCTCGATCAAAATTCGGAGTCGAGCTGTAAAGACCACCGTGAGAATACTTATATGGCTCAAGCATGTCCTTGTTCAGATCGAGAACGGGAAAGCCCAGTTCCTCGCTCAGACGAGCTGCGAGCGTAGACTTGCCTGCACCATCAATACCTTCGATAGAAATAATCATCGTTCATCCTTCCACGGTTCATTCATTCCAATAAAGTGGCATGCTGCATCATACAAAGTGCGAAAACGATGCACAAACGGTGCGCCAGTCCTGTTGTATGGACGATCAACAATGTAGCACTGAACGGTCTGCTTACCTGCGAATTTGACCAGATTCTTAGGATCGTCGTCGAATATCGCCAGCACGTCATCCGCACTGTAATGATCGTGAACGTAGTCGAACTTCTCCTTCGTGAACACGAGTTCGCTGTACTGCAAGTCGTGCTGCTTAAGCCAGTATTCTGTGTCTTCACGAATATTGTCGTACTTGTCAGCAGGACGACTGGAGATAATGACCACATCATACCACTGAGACAAACGCCTCAAAGCGCCATGCGTGCCTGGAATCATGGTCATGTTGCGCTTGTGACCTTCCACGCGCCATCGACGCTTAAGCTCAGCGTAGTCTGCATCGTCAAGACACAGAATCTCGTTCAGATGGAGCGATGTCAGGTCGTTCGGAGACGGACTAAGCTGACCATTGGTAGCCCATCGCAGGAAGTCTCCTCCATAGTCCGCCATCACATTGTCAAGGTCAACAAAGACCTTCTTTCGGTTCTGATTCTTCACAGATGGTGCCCCCAATCCACTTATGTATCCGTACTCATCGATCAATCCTCTGTACCAATCGATGAAGTGATGAACGTCTTTACCGTGACCGATGTAAATGGACGTGCTTGGAAATTCGTCCATGATGACCAAAAAGCCATGGTCGCCTTCAGAGTCAGGCTTCGACATTTTCAGCGAATAGCCTTTGTAGCAGTCTACAATCGCGTACCCGTTCATCACTTGCCCAAACCCATCTTCTCAAGACGAGACATCGTATCATAGTATGCCATGTGAGCCATATACGTCGAGTCCCACTTTCCGTACCTACCAAGAAGAAGGACGTTATCCTGGTGGTTGTAGAACTTAGCCTTACCGTCTACCTTGATAACCTTGTGGGCACCTTCAACAGGTCGCAGATACTCCGTCTGCTCAACGCCATCGACTCTGCTGTAGCGTGTCCAAGGGGCATCAATGTCAACATTGTAGACGATGATGTTGTCTGGAGTTGAAGCCCAGCCGTTGTGATCTGGATACGGACTACAGTCAGACACATACATCTCACGATACAAGCACTGAGACTTCGAGTGAGGATAAATCTTGTTCAAAGGAGCTGTGTTGATGACCAGGTCGAACTTACGAGACAGACCTCGCATGTCGCTAGGTAGCACTTCGTCCTCTGTGATTCGCAGACCTTGGAGCATACTCCATGCATCCATCCAGTTGTACGCCTTGACAGTCTTCACAGAGCGATGGATGGAATTGTTCGTCTGGGAAGCTCCAGTCTTAATAGCATACAGCTCAGCCATAGCCCTCTGGTCCGCCTTGTTCCAACGCATGAACTTGTCACCATAGCCCACGAATGCGGTCTCGATTTCAATAGGCTTCAACGGGAGTCCACAATTGTCATGAAGATAGCGGACACCATGACCTGGATTCGGCTTAGTGGCAGACAAGATGGTCGGCATAATGCCTTTGTCCATACAAGCCTTTGCTGCAAGCAGACCTGTCATGCCTGCACCGATGATTGCCACACTCATTGATTCCTCATTTCTTCCAGCAATTTAATGAACATCGGCGTCTTTCGAAGCGTACCACGGCTCAGCCTTACAAGGCGATGGCTCGAGAGATATCTGGTGATATTCGCTGAATCCTCTCTCGTCATACCGCAGAAATCTTCGATATCCTGCCTCTTGAACTCGTCATACGATGACAAGAACTGAAACACAAGAGGCTCATCTTCCAGCCACTTAATCACGTCATCTCGAGAAGCTCCAAGCGGTTCGTTCTCCTTGGCACGAGCATCGCTGAACTGCTTGTATCGGAACGAGGACTTCTTGTAACACTCGTCAACAAACTGTGCAGCAGCTTCGACATGCTCCTTCTTCACGAGCAGTCTGTTGCCGTCGTCCGTTGAGAACAAACGAGCTGCCCATGCTGCTGCCATACGAGCTAGCTTAACACGGAAATCTGCGCTCTCGACGAGAGGAATCTCTGAAGTGTACCCCTCACCCATCTTAACAGACAACTCGTAAATAAGCTTGCGAGCCTGCTTGGAGAACAAAACGTCCTCAGGTCGACGAGACCACACCCACATGATCAGATTGTGGCACAGCTCACTCGTGTACACATGCGGCACATCTTCTGTGGTGTTGCTGTTGATCACCTTTGAATCAACATCCTCACTCGCAGAGGAAACGACCAGATCAAAGCGGGAAATATCCTCAGCCTTACCAATCAGCTGAGGTATAAACTCGACAGGATATGTTCTGCCGGAAACGTTATCTCCGTACCTAGGGTTGGAAATCCAGATAAGGCGTGTACGTGCAAGCGCACGCTCAGTCTGGATTTTCGTGATCTCTGCGACGCCACTGGAACGAATGCCAGACATGTTCGCAATCTCGTCCTGAGTGAGACCGGACGCCTCATCGATAACGACCAGTCGACGGTCGTTCAGAGGGATCTTTCCCCATGTGATCTGCCAGCGCTTGTTGACTTGTTGCAGACCACCGACAAGACCTGCGTACGAGGATGCCTCGCCAGTAACGAACTCTCCGAGCCTGTAGTGTCGCATGAGCTGCTGAACAGTCTCGGTCTTTCCCGTACGAGTGTCCCCGAACAGGAGAACCTCAAGCCACCCGCGCTTCAAAGGCTTGCCATCGAAGTCAAAGCGCAGCAGAGAATGATATGCCAAATCAACAGCAATGTGGACATCGTTCCTGCCATAAATTGAGGTCACATTCGTAGACAGATCACGAACGATTTCATCCATTTTCTGTCGAACGGTCTGACCCTCTGCAGGCTGGAATACACTAAGCTCATTTTTCAGGTTGTCGGACATCTCGAATGAGCTGATGTCGTCCTCGCTCCACTCCTTGTCGTAGAACAAATGAGTGGCATGCTGCGTGGAAGAGTCTGGCACGGTTATACCTGTGAACACGTAGCTCTTACCAGCCTGAATACCGTGGTCTACGATACTGACGTGACGAGTCACGTAGCTCTGATTCTCGTCGTTCCAGCTAAGCTCAGGAATGAGGACGAGATCTTCGATGTTGACATTGTCAATCACGTCCAGATCTACGGTGCAGTCACCGAGCGCACCTGCGAACTCCTTCATTTTCGTACGCTGAACAGAGTCGCTCAGACCTCGAAGCTTCATGAGGTTCGGAGAGTCCTTCGGAATGTTTACTTCAAGAGTTCCACCTGCTATGCCAATAGGGCAAACGGTACACTTCTTCTTGTTCGCTGAAGCGCAGCGGACTACGTATCTATCTGGAACGATATAAGGCTCAAGATCTTTGCCTGCAACCACCGCTGCAGTACGAATACGCTTGCCAGCATACTTTGCAAGGGACGCCTCGTGAAGAGGGACGTCGTACACCTCGTTATCGTCCTCGTCCTGGAGGGTATTGCGAGGAACAGTCTTGTCGATGAGGTGTTGGAAGTCATCTCGAGTTGCACCATAGCCGACTACCCAGTCCGTCACGTCCCCATTAGACGGCTCAGAAATAGGCAGATTCAGTATGCGAACGGATGAGGCGATATGCTCAAGATTGTTTGCTACATTGACCATGCCGTTCTGACCAGCCTTGTCAATGTCGTAGCAAATATTGACCTCACGACTGTGGAACAATTGATTCCACTCAGGCTTCCAGTTACCAGCACCACTGGTAGACGTGACCGCATTGAAGCCTAGCTGGTGCATTAAGATGCAGTCCATCTCACCTTCGCACAGGAAGATGGGGTCATCGCTCCACAGCGATGGATCTGGAAAAAGAGTAACGCCACCACGACCGCGCTCCCAGCTAATCACCTTAGATGAATCGCGCTTAGCCCAGTCGTACTGACGAATGTTATAGCAGCCCTCTTCATTGAACAGCGGGATTGTAATCCTACCATTGTGGTAGCCGAGTCTAAACTGACGAATAGTATCGTCAGTGAATCCACGCTTGTTGTGAAGAAAATCTAGCACAGCCGAATTGCACCAGAGATTGTCTACCAAACCATCGATCACGATATCGGAGATCGGAGGGAGCTTCTTCTTGGGTCGCTTTGTGATTAGTTTGGGCTTCTTAGGCGACTCATCACCCACCAGCTCAATTTCTACATCACCAACGAAACCGTGGTCGCTAAGCCACTTACAAGCTCCCTTAAAATCTGTGTCCTCGTAAAGCTGAACGAATGTGTAGATATCTCCCTTGAGACCGCATCCGAAACAAGTCCACAGACCCGTATTAAGATTGATAGACATCGACTCGACGCTGTCGTTATGCCAAGGACACCTGACAGCAACTTCACCGCTGCTGTCAGGTGTCAGCTGCTGCCCAAATGCGTATTCAAAGTAGTCCTTGATGGACATGTTCTGGGCAGACATTTTACATCCTATTCGAAGTCGAAATCATCATCATCGTCATCGTCTGCGACATCGGTCACAGGCAGAGGCTCCTCCTTGGGAGCGGGAGTCTCGTCGAACGGAGGCTGCTCCTCGTCCTCTTCCTTCACGTTCTTAGGAGCCTTATCAGCCTTCTTAGCCGACTTCTTAGGAGCAGGCTTAGAAGTGGGCTTCGGAGCATCAGGCACCTGGATCTTCGGCTTAGAGACACCATTCGTAGGAGCGAAACCCTTGATGACATTGCGCATCTGGTCGGTAGTGCCGTCTCGATCGTTCGCGTACTCATCAGGCTCGAGACCGACAGTCAGGATGAGCTCCTTGCCAAGCAGGTCATTCGGATTCAGCTGGAGACGACCCTTAGGCACGTCAATGCCGCATGCCTTGAGCACCTGGACAAGACGCCACTTGGCATTGTCGCTGAGGGAGGTGTTGTCCCAAAGACGACGACCAGCAAACGGCTCACCTTCACAAATCTGGAAGCACCACTTCAGATAAGGCTTACCAGAATTCTTGCCGACCTCACGAGAAATCTCGAACACGGTGGCACGATAGCGACCAGAGTCAATCGGGTTGAAACCAGAACCCTCGTCCTCGTTACCAGTGAACTCACCCAAATCAAGCAAATCGACAGCCATTGCTTACTCCTCTCCGAAAATCATGTTGTAAACCTCAGGGAACGTGGGATTGTCGATGACAGTACCGAGCATGCCAGAACGGTCTTTGGCGTAGTAGGCTCCGACAGGCTGAACCAGCATACGGCGCATAGGCTCGACTCCGTCATCGGTCTCGACATTGTCGACGTAAAGATAACCAACGATATCGACGTATCCGCAGACGTCTGCTGCAAGCTTGGAACTCATCTTTGGCATGGTCTTAACGGCACCAGTGACCTCGTTCTTCTCATCCATGGCGAGTGCCGTGAGAATGACGTTCATGTCAAGGTCACGAGCCATGCGAATGAAGCGACGCATGCGCTCAGTGTTGTATCCCCAGTCTCCAACGGTGAGACCATCGCCATAAGGACGCTTCACCTCTGGATGGCTCTCGACAATATAGTCCATGAGCTTCTTCTGGAGCTCGGTGACGGAATCGATTACAAGCGTATTCGCCTTACCGCCACCCTTTTCATGAAGAGTACGGATAAAGTCCTCAATCTCGTCGAAGGTCTCGAACTTCTTCTTGACGACCTTTTTCGACTTAATGCGCGACTGGACAGAAAGAGAACCTCCCTCAACATCTACGAAAATGGTCTTGTCACCAGAGCAGCTGAACACGGTCTTACCGACGCCAGGGTCACCGTAGACGAGCATCTTAATGGTGTCCTTAGCCATTCTTAATCACCTTCTCAATCTTGTTGTCAGAGTTCTTGTTGGACTCCGACTCCTGCTTCACGTGGAAGCCTTCAACACCTGCGAGCTCATGAAGGTCAGCCTCATCAAGACGACCCTCCATCTCAGCAATGCAAATCGGACGATACTCGCAGTCCCAGGAGCAGTCTCGAGTGGGATTGCAGTAGAAGCCATAACGGTCCGCATGCTTCATCGCCATGTACTGATTGTACAGCTGACGACCACACTCTTCAACTTCACGCTCGTTGCGATAGACAGCCTCACGATAGTGGTAGGGAGCCTTGGTGCGAGCTGAATACGGGTCGCACTTCCTGAGGATGTTGTAGTACACACCGCACACGTCATAGCCCATCTGACGGAGAGCCCAGATATACTGGGTCACCTGGGTATCGGTGATGAGATGCTTGGTATCGAGCGTCTTTGCCGTTTTGTGCTCGAGAATGTACAGACGACCTTCACGCTCGACGATTGCGTCGACATATCCGATGAACTTACACCAGCTGAACTTGCCTGTAGGATTCGGTACGCGAACCTCGACCTTCAGCTCACTAGCGACTGGAGTGAAATCGTCATTGGGGGCAATCTCTTCGAAGTAGTACTTGAGCATCTGGCGACCCATGAACGAATCCTTGTCAAAACGCTCAGAGTCACCACCTGCGGAGAGAACCTCCGTAGCCGCCTCAGCGACCTTGTTGTCGTACATGGCCATAGCCATAGAAGCACGAACGTTAACGTCCTTGTCGTTGTTCTCGAGAGAGTAGAACTCTGCGAGGGACTCGTGGACGAGCGAGCCCAGCATCAGTGCGGGAGCCTTGTCGTTCGCAGTCAGCTGGTCGACGTAACGATACTCGTACTTACGAGGACAACGCCTGAAGCAAGCGAGACGACTGTTGCTTACGGTAATCACTGATTTTACCTCCTTTTTCTCAAATTAAGGTGAGCGATACAATTGGGTTATATAACCCTTCCCTTAGGTATTAAGTTGTATTCATAATCACCTCTCCCTGTCCGTCGTCATTGTTCTAATATTATCCTCTATTTTCAAAGGAAAATATCCAGAAATTTAAAAATCTATTGATTTGTAGCAAGAACTGCGCTTTTGATGTTCGAAATAACAGTATCTACGGTCGCTTCCTTGTCGTTGATGTAGGCTTCGATGGTCTCGTCAACAGTGTCTGCAGTGATGAGTTTGTAGATGTCTGCACCATGGATATCGTTCATACGAGCGTAAATCCTGTCCTCAGCTTGGGCATTGTCGTCAGGTGTCCAGGCTCTGTCTGTGAAAATCATCTTGCTGGCAGCTGTGAGCGTCAATCCTGTTCCAGCTGCACCGATGGTGGCAATGAACACTTTCACTTTTGGATTGTTCTGGAATAGCTTCACAGCTAACTCACGTTGCTGTTTTGGAGTTTCGCCTGTGTATGTGACGCATCCGTACTTACGGAGCGTTCGCTCAACGGAGACCACCACTCTAGCCCAGTTGCTGAAAATGACGACCTTCTCGTCTTGCTCAACGCATATCTCCTGGACCATAGCTTCAAGTGTCTGGATCTTTCCGCTTGGTATAACCGTAGAGAATGCAGTCTCTGTCAAGCAATTGGCATCCGTGGCAATCTGCCTGAGACGCATGAGTCTACTGACTTCAGCAGGAGCGGTCACGAACACATTGTTCTCAACCTCAGCTACGTACTCATTAAGCATCTGGGTGTAGATTTTAGACTGCTTGTCGCTCATGCCGCACTTTATGGTATGGACGCGCTTGGGAGGTAGGTCGTGGATCACGTCGCATTTCCGTCTGCGAATCATATATTGGCTGAGCTCACGAGACAGCAGATCAAGGTTCTGGTAGCCAGACGCCTTCTTGCCAAAGTACGTTTGCTCATAGATGACGTACGTAGGTATCCAACGCCAGAACGAGCTGTACTTCTTTTTGTCGATGAAGTGTAGCAATGCCCACACGTCTGCAGGATTCTCTCGCATGGGAGTGCCAGTCAACAGATACAGCTCACGACTGCGATATGACAGCTTGTTGACTATGCCGTAGTTCGTGGCATTGCCAGCCTTGGTGCGAGCCTTGTGAGACTTGCACCTGTGCGCTTCGTCAACGATCAGGACGTCCCATTTGCGGTCGCACAGAACCTTGGCATTGCGCTCAAGCCGAGCCGCCTCGTAGTGGATGATGGTCCAACGGGACGTTCCAATCACTTGTTTTCCATCGTAGACTTCAATATCCTGACCTTGCCCCAGTAGGTCACATATCTCAGCTCTCCAGTTGTTCTGAAGCCCATTCAGGGTGATTATCAAAATATGTTGGTTGGTCTTCTGGGCTGCAGCGGCTATTGCCTGTATGGTTTTCCCCAGACCCATGTCGTCTGCGAGGATGCCTCGCTTGAGTTTACGGAGACCTTTGGCTCCTGCTTTCTGATATGGAAGGAGTGTCTTCCCCATGCTAAACCTCCTTCACCCAAACAGCATACATCGTGGTTCCACCTGCGAAGAAGTCATTGATGTCCTCAGAAAGCTCAATGGTATCGACTGTATTGGTGTGAACTTGATTCGACACGACTGTGGCTTCGATCGACGAACCGCGCTTAGCATCAATGCCACACCAGATCGACACCTTTGTTCCGATTGGGAACTTGTTTGTGGCACACGTGCTCTGTTCGGTGAGGGATGTGTGGTAGAATCCGTTCATTTTTGTGTATCCGTCTGGTGCAGCTGGGGTATCGTAAACGATTTCGGCTCTGCTTATCAGTTGAGTTTTGTATGCGTCTGACTGCTGATGTGGGAACATTTGATTCCAGACCCACATTACGAGAATCAATGCTACGACTGTCAGACAGATTTTCTTGAGAAGGTTTTTCATGGTATGCTCCTACTGGGCGGCTTTTTCTAGTGATACACATTCTGGGCATGAAGTCCCGTACTATCGCTTTTTGGTTCATAGTATCTGCACTTTGGGCAATGGACAGAGATTATACAGCACTGCAGCCTACCGTTCACTCGCTGCAATCCGAACTCTCGCATATATGCGCGACACACTTCACCATGGATGCAAGGCGGGATTTTCTCTCGACCATTAGATATATTCATTTCCTCTCTACAGGCTATTGCAACCGACCCAGTACTGAGGAAGTACTGGGTCAGTAAAATGGGCTAGTTCAGTTCGAGCTTGAAGTCTGCAGTCTTCGAGACACGGTTCTTGAACTCGACAACATAGGTGACCTTGCCAGTGTACTTGTTATTCTTGCGGACAATACGCTTGATGTCCTCTACCTTGGTACGCTTGTAGCCACGGTGAGCGCGAACTTTCTCGATGACCTTCTCGGGAGCGATGGCGCTCTTGGTGTCGTCGTCCATGCTGTTGATGCGACGAGCGTAGCTGAGCTCCTGTGCAGCCTCAAAAGCCTCAACATCATCGGTGTAGACGTAGCCGTTGCGGTTCCTCATGCGATACCAAACGTGGGACTCAACAACCTCGCCATCCTTGTTCCAGAGAGACGCAAAACTGTCGTCAGCAAAGTTCTGCTCGTATTTACGAACCTCAAGAATCTCGGCATCATCAAAACCATCGTATCCAAACTCATGGAAAACGCGAACACGGTAGGTGATGCCGTCCTTGGTGAGGTCTGCCTTGAAATCGTCACCCTGAGAACCTGCCATTGTGCCGAAATTGAAGACGAAACCGTTTGCGATGAGCTCGTTGACCTTGGCAGTGGCGATAGCGGCGATATCGTTCATGTTCTTGACGTTCTTCATTGTTGACTCCCTGTCGTAGTTGTCGAACTTCCTGACGACGTTATTATCGCTCAAGATTGTTCAACTTCTATCGAGAATTCGAAAAATATTGAAAATATTTTTACATGAGGTCGTCCCAACCATCGAAATTGATATCTCGCTTGTCTATCTCTTGGAGGATGTTTGGGTCAATATCTATGCCACCAGACTTCTTCTTGTGTGATACGCCTTCGACATCAAACGCCATAGAGATTTTTGATATCTCGCTTTTTACGTACGATTCGAATCCTAAGTCGTCATTGAGTTTGTGCTCTGTCAGGAAAAGATCATATGATTCCGATGCAGACAAATCGTCTCTTATGCGATTTGTCCAAGTCGACATAGCTTCTGCTGGTCGGTAGCTTCCGACTTCTTGAATGAATTGGACAGCATACCTTCGGATTTCATCATCCACTTTCAGCCACGACATTGCAAACATCTTGAGCGTAGCGTCGTCTCCGTCAACATACTTCCATATGCCACAGCCACGACCCTTAATCAAGCGACCTTCACTCACCAGTTTATTGATTATTTGAAGCGCTGTCTGCGGAGTGACATTCGTGAATTTCACAATCCCTGTGACAGACACAGTATCTGCATAAGCAGAGAGATACCCTTCAAGCATAGGGTACTCTGTCTTCAAGGCTTCGAAAGTATTTCCAGACAATTCCTCGATGTCTGCGTTCTTCCATCCAGTGCGAGCACAATCAATCATAAACTTGTTAACAGATACTCCATTTTTGTCTGCTGCAGCGGCTATCTTCTTCCAGACGCTGCCGTTTGCTTTGATGGCGATGCTGTACCTGCCATTGTCCTTCATCTCGTGGATTTCCATATTATTCCTTTCTGTCGGAATCGTACAACATTCATATTATCGCTCTGTTTTCACGCAATCTCATTGAGAATCACGTATTTTCTTCTAAGGATAGAGATATTCTCTCTCTCTCTCTAGGTTAACGTCAATCAATTTTTCAAAAGGTGAAAACCGATTGAGTGCTTCCAATCGCCCACGTGATTTTCTCTATAATAGATCATACCTAAAAGAACACTAGACTCGAAGGGGGAGAGAGGAAGAGAGAATATCTCTCTCCTCAGGTAAAAATACGTGATTCAGAATAGAAAAAGAAAACCTCTCAGGCACGGCAAACACCTGAGAGGTACACAACCGCATATGCAGGATGTGTCGTTATGCTTCAGGCTTTTTGCGGACTTTGAGCTGTCCAGACTCTGTAGCGTAAAGCTCCAGGTCTCCTGTGATCATCTTTCCGTCCTTGTCAATGACGTAATTTTCGCCATTGACATTAATCGTAGAATCTTTTACCATTGCGCCTGAATCGTTGAGGTAATACCAAGACCCTTCGTACATAAGCCATCCAGTGGCCATTGCGCCTGAATCGTTGAGGTAATAACGATTGCCATCGACATCGATCCACCCTGTTGCCATAGCACCAGAGTCGTCTAGGTAATACCACTTACCGTCAACACTAACCCAACCAGTCGCCATGGCTCCAGAATCCGTAAGATAATACCATTTATCGTTGTCTAGAATCCAGCCAGTCTGCATCCAGCCTTCAGAATCAAAGTGGTACCACTTGCCATCGATCGGTTCCCATCCGTTTGTCGTATAAGAACCATCTGAATGGCGATACCACCATTTATCGTCTTGATTCACCCAGCCTGCACGTTCGGTCTGCGTTCCAGTCATTACATCGTACCAATACTGAGCACGCTTCATGTATTTGTCATGGTACGATGTTCCCTCCTTAAGAGGTCCAGGGCAACTGGTGGAGATGAAGTGGCAATGCGGGAATACGTTTCGCATCCACTCTGGACGACCAAGACCGTAGTACTTGCAGATTGCAGCGCACAGATGCGCACCATTCTCGATACAAGCATCCGTCATAGAATTTCCCTGATTGGCATGCTCAATACCGATGGACTTTTGATTTGCGCCCCAGTTTCCTGCGTGCCATGCTGTGTCGCCATCCCAGACGAGCTGACCAATCCGTCCAGACGATTCGACCTGGTAATGAGCAGAAGCCTCGCGAGTCTGCCACACGCTATAGCAGCCTTCTACGGTGAGGTCTCCATCATTGTAATGAGCAACGACAAACTGGATATCATTACCACCACGACCCTTGGTGAAGTGTTTCGTGAGGATCTTGTTCACGTCCGCATTGAGATTCTCAAAATCCATTATTCGTTCACCTCATCAGAGCGCTTGACATTTCCTTTGAGATAATCTCGTGCGAGAGCAGACTCGCTATCAGACGTACCGCTGGTGGTAGGATCAGTAATGCACGCCCACAGACTAACGATCATGGAGACCACCACAACAGGATTCTGAAGCCCAGAGACGATAGTCTCTCCGAGCTTGACCCAGCTGGTCATATCCTCCCACTGGGCACCAACGCCCACGATAAGCGGGAGCACGATAGCGCAGATTACCTGTGCCCAGAAGACGGGATTCTTCAATCGCACTCCCCAGTTGATGTTCAACATTTTTCCTCCTAACAGAGCTTTTCTTTTATTTCGTCGATACGTTTCCATATCGTAGATCGATCCTCTTCCAACTTTATGAGCCGTCGCTCATGGTCAGACATCATGTTCTTTGTTTGACGCAATTCAGCCTTGATGTCGGCGACGTCGCTACGCATCTCCTTGAGATTCTCATCAATGCGGACGATACGTTCACGCTCGTCGCCGACACTTTTGGTTTTGCCTGAAAAAATGGCGTACAAGACTCCTGCAAATGAGGCTATTCCAAAAAGCAGATAGAATGCGTCGCGTAGCGGGATGTTAGAATCTAGCACGCCATCTCCCATCTGACCTACTTGTACGAGTCGACAAGCACCTTGACCTCAGCCATGCAGTCCATGGTCTTGGTGCGCTGCCAATCGTAGAATTCCTGCAGTTCTGGCGACAGATCTCCGTGCTCAGAACGATAATTCGTCATGATACGAGTCATCTGGTTGTAGAGCTTCTGGTAGTGGTCGAGTTCAGTGCGAGCTAGAGATGCGTAAACGTCTGCCAGCTCTTTGTCCTCGTCCTTCAAGTGAAGCGCACACTGAGTGTATTCACGAGCACCGTCAAGCTCATCATCCATCTGTTCGAGCAGCGTAGAAATGCGCCTCATCCTAAGCCACCTTCACAACGATTACGTTTGCCACTCGGACAGACGTAGCATTTGCGCTCTTGAAGTTAAGCGTAGCGGTAGGAGCGTTCTTAGGGACGGTTACAATGGCGTGGAACGCCTGAGAGACATTGTCTCCCACAGTTGCTACCGTATCGAGTGCATGTGCCCCAGGAACAGCGTTACCGTTGCGGAACATCTGAGTCTCCTGGACGCCAGCGACCGTAGCAGTGTACGTGAAATTCGCCAGAATCTCATACACACCACAGCGATTGATGATGATGTTGCTTCCATCGCAGCTGATGCAGTTGTTGGAGACTGTAGATGTCGGGAGAGGCACGTTACCATTCGCAGAAACTGCAGCTGGAGTAGAGCTGTCGTAAACGAAACGCCCAATAGTCTTAACACCCATTATGGGCTCCTTTCACGCCTGGAGGCGAGGACTTGCGTCCTCGCCTACCCAGACTACCGAAGATAGACGGCAATAGCTTAGAACGTGGTTCCGCATCCGCACGCATTAGTGTTGAAGTACGGATTGTACCCAGCGGTAAACGTGGTGGAGTTAGGATAGCGGACAACGCCACAGAGAGCAGACTGAAGCTGCAGCTGGTTCACCTGACCCTGGAGAGCCTCAATCTTGTCCTTCTGGATGGCGTCGAGCACCTTCTGAACAGCAGCAGTCGTGTTCGCATTGATGGATGCAGTGTTCTGAGCCGCATTGTAGTTCACGCCATCAATGGCTCGCTGAGTCTCACAGCAGCACGTAGCAAGCTGCTGAGAGATGGCTGCGGCATTGTTAGATGCCTGCATCTGGAGGTTCGCCTGTCCGAGCGCGACCTCCTTGCCGAGCTGACCGATGTTGCCCTGCAGCTCATAGCCGAGGTTGCAGATGCCGTTGCCGAGCTGCATGGTCTGCTGGACGTTCTGGTCAGACAGACGTCCAATGGCATTCTCAAGGTTGTTAAAGTTCATGGCATTGCACAGACCTGCCTCAGTGACAGGCTCGCCATTCGCACCACCACCTCGATTCCAGCCAGCACCGAACATGAACAGGAACAGCACGATAATCCACCAGGCACCGTTGCCGCCCCAGCCATCGCCGTCATCGTTGCCACGAGTGACAGCGGCGATGTCAGACAAGCTCATGTTTTCCATTTTGTTCTCCTTTCGTAGAACCTTACTATGTCCATTCTCTGCGCAGAATGAATGGCTTACTTAATACCAAGAACCTTGGCTATCTCAGAGGCTTGCTGCTTAACAGCATCAAACTCCTGCTGAGTTATTCCTCGCTCCTTGATAAGCTGCTCCACTTGAGCTTTGGCTTGCTCGGGAGAAGTCGTCTTGATAAACTCCATTAAGTGGGACATTTGAGACAGAGGGGACTGCTGCTGGGTCGACCCTAGGTTGGGTTTGAGCGGGCTGCTGGAATTGCCCAGTGCGTTGAATAACTGATTCATATTGCTCCTTCAGTTGTGCTGACAGTTGTGCCGAGAGTTGTTCGAACTCCTGACGTGTGATATACTCCTGGCGAGCTTCAGCTTCGACCTTTTTGAATTCAAACTCGGAGACGGTCGACACGCCAGTCACGTCCGTCTCTTTCAGGTAGAATCGATCTTTTTCCTTGTCCATCAAGAGCGCTTTAGATCCGAGAGGGATCGTACAATTCTTCGCCTCCTCGATTCCGCTAACAAATCTTACGCCTTGGATTACTTGTTGTCCCTGAGCGACCTGAGACGTCTGAGGTTGCCAGTTTGGTGCAGGAGTCACACCCTGCCAGGGGTACTGATATTGCCCCATCAAATAAGGCTCGAACATACTTTCTCCTTTCTACGAATAATCTTATTATAACGCCTTAAATACCTGTTAAATTCCACAATAAGGATAACTTACGGTGAAATTAATAAACTCATTGGCGGATGAGGTTCCATTTGTATAGATATACAAGGTTTCCTTTGAGGATCCGTTTTTATCGTATCCTGCTAGCCATATAGACGCTGTGTTATTAGGAGGCGTACCTCCCGTTACAGACAGTGTAGCTGGAAAATACCCTCCCATTTCAGGACAATATTCTCTAGGGAGGTCGAGAGCCCAGCTCTTTGCGATACCAGATACATGACCCCAAAGGAATACTATTCCCGCAAACACACGATATTTTATAAAGCCGAAAGTATTATCACCGTAAAGCGTTTTCCAGTCTTTAAAACGCATAGCTTCGTATACGTCTTGACTTTTTACGGGACTTCCATTTCCGCCAAAAAGATACTTATAAGTATCTAAGACTAGGACGCTATCCTCATATTTGCCTCCTTCGTTGCTCAGATACAAGCCTGAACGACCTGCAGTATTCGTACCTGCGCCAGCTATTAAACCTATGTATTTTTTACCACAGACGTTGACGCCTGCCTTTGCATTATCGGCAGAAGATGCCACAGGTTCAATCCAGCCTCTTGTACCGTACAGATACACTCTTGAATCAATGCTGTCTGTGCCGAGGTACACTGTTTTGGAATTAAAAACAATGCTACCGTTTGCTGTCAAAACTGCATCATCGTCTGTCGTGGTTAGATTCGCTAGATTGTTGCCTACGACAGTTCCGCTGCTTCCCCTGAGGCCGACCAACTCACCAAACAGTGCCAAAACAGACGAGCTAGAAGACGAAACCGTCCCTATCTCACCGAGTCCTCCGCACATACGGATAATAGACGTCTGAGAGTTCGAACCGAGACCAATCTCATTTGACTTGAAAAATGCTACCTCGACTGCACCTTGACGGATATGAAATCCATTTCCGTCGATCAAAATATTCGGTCCAGCGGTGGCATTATTCGGTTGAGTCGTAACATGAGCACCGCTGTCGTCTGTCCAGAAGTAGTAGTTGATCTTCTCAACTTTGTTTGCGACTCCATTCGCAGTCTCGTTCGCCCCATTAATCGCTTTGGCGAGTACGGGGGTGGTGGTCGTGACTGTATTGTCGGTCCACGTCACCTGCGAGCGTGTCCAGATATATTTCCCCTCAGACCACTTAGGTTGATTTGTGCTCCAGGATCCGCCACTTTGTGTAGTGCTACTGGTTGACAGATAATACTGTTCTACAACAGCTCTAACGCCGATTCCAGTGTTGCCTTGTGGACCTTGTGTACCTTGTGGACCTTGTGTACCCTGTGGACCCCGTACGCCTTGTGGACCTTGTGGACCCTGTTCACCAACGATTTTAGACCATGTGTAGTCTGCAGCCACGGAGGATTCAGTGGGCGTGGTTTTGTTGTACGCTAAGCCGATGTACTTCTTGCCAGACGGATTGTCAGACATTCCTCCACCAGAGGCGTTATCCGCATACTTAATCCACGTGTACAGCGTGGAACCGTCTTCACCTGCAGGACCAGGAACACCCTGTTCGCCTTTGATGCCTTGTGGACCTTGTGTACCTTGTGGACCTTGTGTACCCTGTGGACCCCGTACGCCTTGTGGACCTTGTGGACCCTGTTCACCAACGATTTTAGACCATGTGTAGTCTGAATAGTTCGAAGACTCTGAAGGCGTGGTTTTGTTGTACGCCAGACCTATGTAGTCTTTACCGTCAGGAAGGTCAGACATACCACTGGTGGGAGTATCTGCATATTTAAGCCATGTGTATCGAGGCTGACCATCCGCTCCAGGTTCGCCTTTGATGCCCTGTGGACCAGTTTCACCCTTCATAGAGATCGAATAGCTAACTGTAGATTTGCCATCGGTATATGCGATGGTCGTCCTCGTCCACAAGTACTGACCTGCATTCAAAGACGGTGGTGAAGTCAACCAGGCTCCCGTGGGCGCTGTCGTGCCAGAATTGGAGGCTTGATACCTTACTTCAGATCCAGACACTCCGATACCGTTCGATCCGTCTTTACCATCGGCACCAGGAGCACCAGGAGCACCAGGGTCGCCTTTTGCACCGTCAGCTCCGTCCTTACCATTGGCACCTTGTCGGCTTACGGAGTACCCGTAAGACACTGTAGAATCTGTATATGTGAATTGGGTACGAGTCCAGAGATACCAGCCTTCTTGCACACTAGGAATGGCCGTAAGCCACTCTCCCGTGGGGACTGTAGTGTTTGATTGTGACGATTGATACTTGACTTCAGTAGAGGCTATCCCTCTTCCAGACGTTCCATCTCTGCCATCTTCGCCGTTCTTACCGTCGACACCGTCTTTTCCAGCCGCACCTTGAATGCAAGTCGGGTCTGAATATGAAGCACCATCAGAGGTGTATGTCACGGTTCGCTGCCACATGTACATATCCTCTTGCCATTCTGGTGCCGTAGTGGACCAACCAGACTCAGGAGGTGTCGTCTGCGACTTTCCGAGAGCATACTCGACATCTACGCCTTGGATCGGAATCTGCGAGCCGACAACATTTATCTCGTCCGACTTTTCAGACACATTGTGATTTGGCGTGCCGTCTTCGTTGCAGGTCTCATCCTCAGCTGTGGCGTATACGGTGCCTTGAACACCCTCTCCGAGGCTTTTGTACGACAGATTGCCTTTTGATGTGAGCTCTCCTATTACATAGACTTCATTCTCTATCTTCAGATATGCGCGAACACAATAAAAGTCTGACGGCAATCCTCCTTCGAGTTCTCCATCCCAAGACACATACAGAATGCCGCCAATAGATACAGCCGATATACCGAGAGGTTTTCCAGGTGCCTCAGTGTCTCCGACATTCTTTGCAACAGAGTAGCCTTCTCTGTTTAGGGATCCGTATATGTCTTTTGAACCGTTTGAACGGTGAATAGATATAGTCCCTGTCGGAGAGGTGTTTTGACCATTTATTTTTTTATGAGCTTGAACAACGGAACGAGCCATATTTTCATAGATGGGACTCATGCCAGGAAGAATGTGTTTGTCCATTTTGTTCCTTCCTTAGTAGGACACGGACTCCATAACACTGAATGTCAGGGATACCTTGTCTGTGTTGTTGCCTTCCATACGGAGAATCCTTGTCGTATAAATGCCGTCTGGCAGACTGGGGTGTTCTCTGATATCCACATCGATAAGGTCACCAGGCCATACCATACCAATGAATTGATCTTCAAAATCATTAATATGTATAGATCCTTTCATCTGACACAAAGGTCGTTTTGAAGATTCAAGAGACCCTTCTGAGTGCCCTTTTAAGAGGTCTAAATTATCCCAACTGGTGTCTGAGATGACAGATTCTATGATCGGCCAGGGGTCTCTCGTCTGACAGAGAGATAGATCCTGTGCGAGATAACAAAGTGTCGAATCGTCTTGACCAGCTCCAGTTCCGTACACTCTCATCGATGGTCCGATATTCGAGACCTTTAATTCTTCAATCAAGCCCCTGCCATCCGGAAACCAGGTGAGTGTTCTTTTTGCATTGCTATTAACTAGCTCGTGTTCGCTGTCTGTTCCAGCTTCAAACCTCAGCCTTATGTAATTTCCCGCCTTATAGGGAACAAATCTCATTTCGATACCGTCTTGAACATTGGTTATCTCGTTGAGGAGTTTGTCTGCTGCATTGTTAGACACATTGTAACCATAGTAAGTCCTTTGGTGATTTCCAGCCTCACCGTCGTATTGAGTGTCTATCGGCAGCACCCCTGCAGGTTTTTCTCGAGTGCATTTCTGTATAATGTCTGCAGCTATCCCCCTGAGAGACATACCTCTATAAGAGACGGTGTCGTTTGTGGTTCCTCCGTACGATTTACCAAACACACCTTCTCTCACAAGATATCGACTTGACAGTATATCCTGGATGGACAGGAGGCTAAAATCCGTACAGTCTTCAGAATCCACCCTATACCCTATCGTGCCAAAAATGACAGGCGTATTATTCCACATTAAAACGATAGACCTTTTCATCGGATATAGGATGCTGTTTCTTCCTTCTGGTGTATTAGAAGGAACAGAAGTCCACGGCAGGCTTATTTGAGACAATCCATCTTCGCCGACGTTCCTTTTTGTGTTTGTAGACAATGAAGAATCTGACACACTCATGTGCCATGAAAAACTCTGAAGGTCTATGGGGGTGATCATAAGTCCAGATATGGTATCACAGACGTAAGCATTCCACATTATTTTATCACTCCAGAATCGACGACAACGAGCCTTTGTCCTGGCCACGCATCAGTTTTATAATCCAGCCAGATATCTGAGGCGGGAGCTGTTTCAGATCCCCACAATCTAGCAGATATTGTGTGAAATCCAGCAGACACTTCGACAAGATCCTCAAAACAGCATGTCGTTGGAGTGTCTGGGTAATTCGTAAAACGAAATGCACTTTGAACGCTACCATCGAGCATCCAGTCGACATATCCAGATCCGACCCAGTCATGGGTACTCGGATGCCATGCCCATGTGGTCTCTGTCAGCTTTACAGACAAAAGTCTGTCTGTCGGTACATAGATTCGTCCGCTGGCATATGTGTATGCAGATCCCTTATACACACCTTTATACGAGGTGTCTGTTTTATCGAGAAGAACACCAACGGAAGCTCCATACGGTATAGCATATGCTCGTTCGGAGAGCACATAAGCATTTTGGGTGCTTGTTGCTCCTGCAGGAAGCAACATATGCGCTATTGGTGTCGCATCAGAGGGGATTTTTGGTTCAACAGGAATAGACGATGGCGTTCCTTGAGATACACCAATCGTAACGAGATTATCCTTGTCACCATTCTGAATGTCATGAGATGTCAACCAAATAGTGTCTATACGCGATTGGCCAGACGTGTTTGACTGAACGGAAGGAGTGTTCCCTCCTGGATAGTATGCTAGGGTATAGCCGTCAGACTCTCCTTTACTGCAGGTGGCAACACCACTATCTACAGTATAATAAAGAGACGATGTACCTTTGACATTGAGACCTTCAACGACGCCTTTGTTTACAAAAAGACTGCCGATGATCTTTCTCATTTCGAGTGCTGAAGTACCGACTCCAGAATTACTTTGAGGAACTCCCAACGCTACAGACATTTTAACCTCCTAGATGTACGAATCATGGACTATGACTTCGCACGTTCCTACGCCATACGCTAAAAAAGATAGAGACAGATCACCTTTTGGCGAAACGGTAGGAAATCCCCTTTCAGATAGATTTCTTGTCACGTCTACTCCGTTTGAAGATGCTGTTCTCTTGTTGCAATTCATTATAATGGGTGCACCCCAGTTTACAGGTTCCGAATAGGATAATTTCTCTCCTGTATTCTGATTCGTGATCGAGAACCCATTTGGAAAATTACCAGACACTGTAATAATCGGATAAGAGACTATGGTGCCACTGTTGTGTGTTGTACATGTATTGTTTACTACGGTTTGCTTACCCCATTTCAATGGAAAAACAAGAATGGAATCCTCAAATTGCAGTCCACCAGATGGGTCTGGCGACGGCTCCATGTAGCCTGAGGAGACCTCTTTAGACAGGCGTACAGGATCCTGACACACCACAGTGACAGAGACCTTAGCGTAGTTCACGTCCCACGATTTGTCAACGTCGAATTTGACGTAACCATCGCAATATGTACAATCCTGTGCATCGTACACATAGATCCTCACAATTTTCTTAGAATAGTAGAGAAGCTTTTTAATGCCGTCTACCACCTCAGTTCTGTCTTTCCCAATAACATAAACCGAGAAAGAAACCGTTCGGGAATTGTACAAAACTCCAGAGTCAACCACTCTGTGAGACCCGTCTCCAGTAGTCCTTTCGGACGAGCTTACTTTTGCCGTCGGATTTGAGAACCATCCTTCGATTCCTTCATCCGTTATGTAGAAATCCGATTGAATGGAAGAATCTCCCTGTATAGACAGAGTGTCGTTTCCATATTCCAGGACTATTTGTCGTGCTTTATTGGACATATTGGCTCCAATTCAGTTCATGCATGAGATTTCTGTTGAAAACGGTGGCTGCAGAATCAAAATCTTCGTCTGAACGAACGATCACATTTTTCACGTTTACAACAGGAGCTTCATTCACGACTGGACGAGGGTCTATGATCGATTTAGACCCATTAGAGGGCAATGTGCCATTGAAGTCTGCAATCTTCAGTTCTGGTACGACTGGGATGGTGTAATCGCCACTGAGTGAGTCTGCAATCTCCCCTCCGATATCGCTCACTCGGTTAAATACACCCGTAACACCATTGTTAATGCCCGTAAGGAGCGACTTCATAATAGCCTGACCGTTCGGTATCAACAGCTTAAGGTCATACGGAATCGGTCCCTTAAGACTGGCAATGGTGTCACCAATACCACCAACAAAGTCGAACACACCTTGGACGCCACTAGTGATACCATCGAGAAGACCCTTCATGATCGACTTGCCAGCATCAAGCAGCAACGTGCCTAGGTTTCCAAGAGCATTCAGAATCTGTCCAGGCAGTCCTCGCATGAATCCGAGAACGCCATCAATGCCAGAGCTTACACCACTCTTGATGTTCTCCCAAGCACCACTTAGGAATGAACTAATGGCGTTCCAAGCACCACTCCATACCCCCTGAATGACTCCAAGGACGGAAGAAATCACGCCTTGAACAGCCTGAATCGCTCCAGAAATAACACCCTCAATACCGTTCCAGATGGAGCTTGCAATCTGCTGTAGACCGCTCATGACACCATCCCAGTCGCCCTGAATGATGCCAAGAACGACCTGAATGATACCCTGAATAACGCCCATTACTGTCGAGACAACAGCTTGAATAGCATTCATGACACCTTGTATGGTACTCTGGATAGATGGCCATACAGTGTTAACAACACCCATGATAAAATTCATGGCATTGACAAGAATAGGCTGAAGCGCAGCCACGACCTGTGTGAGCAAATTGTAGATGCTCGTGATTGTAGGCATGACGGCTGCAGCAATGTTCGTAACGTGCTGAACGATCATCGTGCCGATCTGAATAATGATCGGGATGATGGTGTTCAATACAGGGGTCAGCACTGCAGTAAGCGTAGAACCCACCTGGGAGAAATACCCCACCATAGCAGTCACCATAGGCAACACGTTAGAAGCTATGGTGCTTCCCAGCCCTTGGAGCGCAGATACGAATGGCGCAATGTTCGACTCAATGGTCGATCCGACACTCTCAATCGCTGTCTGAAGGGTATCGAATAGACTCGCCACGGAAGTCGCAATGGGGTCAATCTGGTCGAACGTGAGTCCCATCGCCTGACCGATGGTCTGAATAGCAGTCCATACTGCATCTCCAGCAGTGGCAACGTGACCAGACTCAGTTTCGAACTCAGCGATGTTATCTGAGATGTCAGAAACGACATTTCCAATGGCACCAACGGTGTTCGGTATGGCAGATATTGCATCTGTGAGACCATTGATGGCTGCGGTGGCTGCAGGCTTAATCAGATCAAGACCCTGAGCCATCAAGTTAACACATGCAGCTTCAAGGTTTCCGAATGCGCCTTCCCACGTTGTGGTGGCTGTAGCTGCCTCACGTGCAGCGTCAGTCAGACCGAGGTTCAGAATAGCGTCATTGAACTCGTCTGCAGTGATCTCTCCAGCTGCCATTGCATCTCGGAAATTGCCTGTGTAGGCTCCTGCTTCGAGAAGCGCTTGCTGGAGCTTACCAGAAGCTCCTGGGATAGCATCAGACAGCTGGTTCCAGTTCTCAGTAGTGAGCTTACCCTGACCAGCAGTCTGGGTAAGAACCATGCCGACAGATTTATAGGTATCGGCGGTACCACCAGCAACTGCATTCAAGTTGCCAGCGGCTTCAGCCAGCTTCTCATAGTTCGGGACACCATTAGAAGCTAGCTGTGCCGTGATGTTTCGAATGTCAGACAGACCGTACACAGTTTCGTCTGCGTACTTCTGCGTAGAAGCGGTGAGCTCTTCAATCTTTGAAGCGTCAACACCTGCGAAGTTCAGAGTCGACGTGAACTTCTGGGTAGAGTCAGAAGCCTCAATGGCTTCAGAAGACAAATCGCTCAGAGCGCTAATAGCATTCTGAGCCATGTCTGCAATGATATTACCGAAAGCTGAAGACTTAACCGACTGGAAGAAAGTGGAAAACTTGCCTCCCGCACCTTCAGCAGAATCTCCAAGACCTCCGATGTCGGATTTAGCCTTGGAGGTGGCAGATCCCAGCCCAGACGCATCGCCAGTAATCTTGACCATCAATGTATCCAGAAGCATGTCTGCCACCTCCTTTCGTTATCGAGAAATCGTTCCGTTTTCCCCGTAGACCTCGTGGAATTTCTTCTTGTCTGGTTTGGGGTCGGAATCAGGATTGTAGAACAACACTGCTTGGCTGTAGAAAAAGGCTACTTGTGGCAGTGTCAAGCAATCGAGCAGGTAGTCTAGCGTCCAGTGATAAACTAGGCAGACCTGAGCGAATATTCTCCCCAGATCTACTTCTTCTTCATCGCTCGACGCTGGGCTCGATTCGGAGTAAAATTTGCAGGCGTCTCGCCGTCTGCCACCTCACCGTTGTCGCCACGAATACACTCAGCAACAAAGTCAAGAATTGCAGAGAACTGAGCATTGGTGACGTTGTCCATCACCCAGTCGAAGTCTGCAGGCTCACCGTTCTGGTCATTGCCGAGAACGTCAAGCAGAGCCTTCATCTCCTTCTCGTATGCCTCATACTTCTTGGAAGGGTCGTTCTTGATCTCGTCAGAAGTAGCCCACGCACCGATGCGAATGAGCTCGGTGGTCTTACGTGCAGGCACCTGAGAGATGTCGAACTGACGTCCTGCAATCTCAAGAATCTGCTCCTCAGGGACAATCTTGTCCAGATTGAGGTACTTAGCCATAGCCGTTAGCCTTTCTCTTTAAACCAATAAAATCGTTTATAAGAGCGCAAAATCGCGTTTTTAAGGCGATTTTCGACATTAAAACGCGATTTTTACGCTTAAAAACACTACATCTGGTGGTCTTCGATAACGAACAGCTGGTCACCAACGGCACGGGAAGTGTCCTCCGTACCCACGAGAGTAATCGGCACAACATCCGTCTCGTCGGCATCGTCAGCCTGGAACTCGATCTCGATACCAGAGTCTGCGGTAGCCTTGTACACCGTGATAGAGAACTCACGACCGAGGCTGTCGTAGTTCGTGATACGGGCAACGGTAGCGTCGAGCTGCTGAAGACCACCAAAGCTCAAGCGCTTATACGATGCAGGCGTATACTTGTAGGACACTTGGACAGTGGAGCCATCCGTAATCACAGAGGAACCACTCTTACGAGCGATGCAGGTGTAGCCGTCAGAGTCGAGAGCCACGATATAGTCGGTGTCCTCGGTAGCAGTAGAGCCACCCTTCTTCTTGACGGAATCAATGGTGACCGCCTTGCCATCGCCCATGCGGTGGTCAAGTCGAATGAACGTAGTACCCTTGAGCGTGTGCTCCTCATTGGTGACCGTCTGCTGAGAACCTGCGACGGTCTCGAGCTTGCTTACTCCACCCATATAAACTGCAAGCGTATCGAGGTTAATCTCCATGAGATTCGCCTCGACCTTAGCAGTCTGGGTGCCAGCACGCTCAAGAATAACACCAGCATTATCACTGGTAATGGTTACCTTGTCTCCGAGTTCGTGAGTGAAGTGGACACCAGTGAGCGCACCAATGTCTACCAGGCTGTCGATAGACTTACCAATCTCCAGTCGACCAGAGCCGAAGCGGATAGTCTCGGGATGCTGGACTGTAGTCTGAGCCATGGTTGCACCATCCTTTCTAGTAGAACGTGACCCTAAAGGTCATAGGGGAATACGGAGTTTTGACCTCAGTATCCCATTCTGTGGACGAATTGACATATTCGACATAGCGAATACGGTCTTTCTTGTATCTG